GAACTTTGGTGGGCTATCCAGATGGAAAGGCGGCACTCAAAAGACGAGATAATGATGCTCTACCTAAATGAAGCCTATTTTGGGAGCGGAACAAGCGGAGTAAGTGCGGCCTCCCGCCTTTATTTCGGACATTCGGCAGCAGAACTGACACCGGCAGAAGCAGCTATCCTAATTATTCAGCTTTCAAACCCTACAAGATACAACCCCTTTAATTACCCGAACAGGGCAAAGGAAAGACAGGAAAATGTTCTTGAAGGGATGATAAATCTCGGCTTTATATCAAAGGAAGAGGCTGCAGAATCTTTTGAAGACTACTGGGCTAACTTTGACTATACCCGAATTGCCCTATCGGCATGGCTTACCCGCGAAGATAAGGCCAGATGGTTTTCGGAATATGTAAGGCGCGAAGTGACCGACAATATGCTATACGGCACTATGAACCTTTATAAGGACGGCTATACCGTACATACAACCTGTGATTTACGGCATCAAGAAATAGCCGATAAAGAATTTCAAAAATACATTGCGATAGCTAATGACAAGGTTTCGGCCTCGACCTCCACATCATTCAGTCAGGCAGAACAATACAGCAACCTGACGGCCCTTTTGAGCCTTTGTTTTGGAATAGAATCCCTTAGCATGGGAGAAAAACAGCTCAAGGTAAAAACAAATTCCTATTATCGAAACAAACTGAACAATACCATCGATGTACTCGCCCTAATGTGCGGTATCGACAACCTAAAAACTCTTACCAAACAGTCAACAGCTAAAATGCAGGAAGTATTGATGGAAAGGGTGGTAGAAGGTACCTTTATCTCTATCGAAAATGAAACAGGATATATAACGTCCCTTATCGGCGGAAGCCAATACAGTGAGAGCAACCAGCTTATAAGAGCAACTCAATCAAAGCTTCAGGTAGGAAGTACAATAAAGCCCTTGATATATTCTGCAGCTATTGATGAAAAGGTAATTACAGCCGCTACAAGAATGGACGATAGTCCTCAGGTTTTTGAGTCTGCTGACGGAGTACAATATATTCCTAATAACTATGGCGGAAAATGGAACGGCACTGTTCTGGTATATAAAGCTCTTCCGCTCTCTTTAAATATTCCCGCTATAAAAACTCTTGAATTAGTAGGCTTTGATAGAGCCATAGACCGTATTTCAAGTCTTATGGGAATCACAGACCCTGTCGAAATAAATAAAACCTTTGAAAAGGTCTATCCTCTGGCTCTCGGAATAAGCGCCGTAACGCCTATCCAGCTTTTAAGAGCCTTTGCTATCTTCGGAAATCAGGGGCGTGCCGTAGATCCTATAGCCGTAAGAGCTATAGAAAATAGGGACGGAGTTACAATCATGGATCCGGAGCTTGACCTTAGAATTGAGCAAAGAAAGCGCGGAGCGGCTATGCAGGTTATAAGCCCAAGCAATGCCTTTATAATGACTGAGATTTTAAAAAAGACACTCACTCTAGGCACTCTTTATGGAGCGACATCAGGCGGAAAAAAATTTGACTATAAGGATGAAAAAACCGGAAAGGTATTTAGAATGCCTATGGCAGCAAAATCAGGAACAACGCAAAACTGGTCGGACTCATGGACTTCAATATACTCTCCATACTATTCGGCCATTGTTTGGTATGGGTTTGATAGAGGCAGCCATTCATTAGGAACAGACAATACCGGTTCAATGCTTTCAGGATATGTAGCGGCAAACTTTATGCGTGAGGTTCATAAAAATAAGCCCTTTAAAGACTTTGTAAGACCGGAAAAAGGCGTAATAATGGTTGATGTATGTAAAAAATCGGGAATGATTCCTTCAGAAAACTGCACGGATGAAACCATTACCCTTCCCTTTTTATATGGAACGGAACCGACTGAAATTTGTACGGAACATACAGCCGGTATAAAATTACGGGATATCGGTATAGACAGAATTAAGGACTCAGGAATGGCTCAGGGAGAAGAAGAAATAAAAATAGACACCACTCCTATTGAAATAGATCCTTCAATTTTTATGGATCCTCCGGCAGGCAGTGAGGGCGTAACCGAAACTAAAAATACTAATGAAGAGTCAGCAGAATCGGGAAATCCATGGATATAAAATAAAATTAAGTTTTATCTTGCTATTGACTTTTTTTTGATTATCTGATAAAATCCGTTTCAGTTGCGGCGGTGGTGGAATGGTAGACACGTCAGCTTGAGGTGCTGATGCCTTAACGGGTGTGCTGGTTCAAG